GACCTCGCCCCATTCTTCCGGCTTCGCAACTCCGTACCTTTGGAATTTTTCATAAAAACCCTTTAACTCTTTGTGAAGGTCTTTCTTGAAAGCTTGCGCTTCTTCCGCCATTATTATTTTTGGTCTTTGAGAAAATTCATCGATTACTTTTTGCACTTCATCAACATATTCGCCCGGCAGTGCTTTTGTGTTCTGGTAATGTGCTTTTAAATCTTCAAGCTGTTTCATGATTTGATCTTGTGTTAAAAACTTGCCCTTACCACTAATAACGGTATCAATTTCTTTGTTAATATCCCCAATACGCGCCTGTTCTTTATTAAGTCCACCTTGACTAACAGGTATCTTTTTCTGCAACATTGTTTCAGATATTTCGTCTTTTACTGATTGCTTCATTGTTGTTGATGGTTTTAATGCCGATTGGATTAATTTGTTTTCTGTTTGTTTCGGTAAAATCTTTGTCTTTGCTACGGCAAAAGGCGCACCAAGTAACGCCGCAGTCCCACCACCGGCCGCCATACCAGTAAGCGCGTTAGATGATCGGCTTTCTTCGCCTGTTGTTGGCTGCAAGGCTCCGATAACTCCTCCCTGCCCTGCCATTGTAGTAACCTTATTTATAAAACCGCCGGTACCGCCGCCAAGAGGCAAAAACGGCAGGGTATTACCCACCATCTCGCCTAGCTTCCCTCTCAGACTGCCCTTATTTTCAGATTCAAAACCTTTCCTGTTTTCGGCTACAAAACCGCGCATAGAATCGACATTCTCCTGGTTGCTTTTCATGCCGGTCAATTCTCTAATCTTCTGCCCGCCCTCAAGAACTGTTTGCAGTGCGCCTATGCCTACCGTATTAAGACCGTGTAAAATTCCTTTAGCAAGTGGGTGTTCCGGGTCAGTTTTTAAATAATCTTTTACTGCACCCCCTATTTTATCTAATAATCCGCTGCCTTGTTCAGGAGCCGCCGCAGGTGCAGACTTGCCGCCGTACTGCTTATCAAGAACAGCGTTTATTTCCTCTGTTTTCATAGTGTCAGGAAATTGAACTATTTTCCCGTCTGGCATTTGAACATTCGGCATTATTGTATCTCCACTATTCCTTTACCAGGGACGTATTTATGTGTCGCTTGCCCGCCGGCTGATTCAGGATTGCCATAGTTTTTCATTCTACCCTGCACTTCTAGCCTTTGCGCCTTTAATTTATCGCCGGATATTTTCATTTCTTGTTTCATTATCTGCATAGAATGTTTCAATGATTCAAAATTATCGGAGCTTTCGATTATCTCTTTCGCTCTCTGTTGCCCCATTACGGAAAGCTCGGCGGCGGTCAAATCAGAACCGGCGTTAGTAACCTTCATGTATTCTGTTGCCGCTGTTGTAAGTGCGTTCTTGAGTCCTTTAACTTTCGTATCGCCAGTGTGATATTGGAATAACTGGCTGACCGTATTTGCTTTAGGGTACTTTCCTAATCCAAAATCTTTAGCTACCGATTGCGCAAAATCTAATGATTGAGACGCGCCTTTTTCAAATGCGCTGATTGAATCCATGCCTTTCGTAATCTTAACTAAGGATTGAGTATCGGATTTGACGGTTGGGTCTTGTAGGTCAAGATAACGATTGCCTGTGTCGTTATTTAAGACGTTACCTTTTACCTTAATTGCCGCCCCTATTTCTTTGTCGTACATAGAGTATAATTTTTCATTTGCAAAAGCCCTCCCTCTGGCTTCGGCTCCCGCGACCGCGACTGTTATTTTATTAACGTTTTTCTTTCCCTCTCTCTTTTCTAGTTCAGCGTCAATTTCTTTTGACGTTGGCTCTCTGCCGAGGTCATCCTTTAATGCTCCGATCATTACTTTTAACGGAGAAGGAGTATCTTTCCCCGTTTCAAACCCAGCCTTTATCTTATTTGCCTGTTCATAGGTTGTGCCGTGAGGCAATCCCAACTGGTCTGCCAGCGTATCAGGGATAGCCATTTCCGCGCTTTTGCCTTGTTTTCCCCTGAGAGCATCCGCTTTTTGCTGTTTAATGGATAAATCGCTTGTCCGGTAATTCTTTAAATCAGTTTCTTTCTGGCTGGTCTGCAACATTGTCAAGAGTTTATTCGTTTCCGCGTCTTGATTCGCTGTGGCTTTCTCCATACCCTGTAATCCAGCTAATCCTCCCCTGCCCAATACTTCCATGTCGGAATAAGGAATGTTTCTTGGCGGTGTTGAAAGTATCCCTAATCCCATATGCAGTAACGCCTGATTTGCCGGACTATTTAAATTGGTCATAAACTTATCAAACGTGCCGCCCTGATTTTGCCCTGTTATCTTGGAAAGTAGCTGCTGTTGTATTAAGTCATTAGCCGAAGTCTGCGGCATGGATTGTGGAGTTGTCCCCATTGTTGGGCTTTGCATTTGCGGCATTGCCTGATTATCACCAGTATTTATCTGTGGCATAGAGGGCGTTTGATTGGGAGTTGAGAATTGCGAATTGGGTGTAATGGTTTGCATTTGATTCGGTTGGCTCCCGAAATTTATGCCCCGCTGTTTTATCCGTGTTTTCCAACCTTCAATAATATTATTGAAATTATCTATGTGCTCATAATTCTCTGGCATGATTTTTCTCCTGTTACTCTATTGCTAATACTGCTATCGCGCCGCCTGCTGCTTCTAGAAATGAACCTGCCGTTGCCGCCGATGAATAACTAACAACGGATGCTTCATACGCCGCCTCTGCTACTCCTGCACCAGCTCCCGTCGAAGTTGTTCCTAGTGCCGTCGAAGTTGTTCCTAGTGCCGTGCTCATGGCATTGTAAAGCCCCAATCCTGTAGATACAACGCCGACTGCTTGCATTAACGGACTCGCATTACTGTCTGTTGATGTTTGTGTCTGCTGACTTCCGGTTAAGGCTCTCAAGGCATTGCCGAATATTTCAACCCTGACAACATTCGCCTCTTCTGCTTCAATAAATAATCTATTCAAAGGTTCATATGTGGATTGTAAGTATTGCCTGATATACAGTCCAGATTTCCGCAATGTTTCTGCATCTGCTACTTCCTCTTTGGCAAATTCAGTCGCGTATCCAATATTAAAATCCTGTGATGCTCTTTCCCTGATATAATTGTCGGCGTTTAACTTCGCCACCAGACGGGCTGTATAAGTATCATAGGTGGTTTCAGTAAGTGTCTGAGCAATAGTCGTGCTATCGGGATCACCGACATACATCGCTTTCTTGCCTATCAATGACCGGATTGTTGTGAATGAAGCCAGCGTTGCCGCCGATATTGTGCTTAATAATGCCGCAGGAACGGTTAAAGTGCCGCCGTTTATTATGTTCTGTGAATAAGCCTTGCCAGCACTGATTGTTGCGTTCCCCGATGCACCCCTTGTGGCAAGATTGGTGATGCCCAGTAATTCATGGGCATTCTGGGACGCGGTTATATCGCCCGAATAGGCCGATATCGCATGTGCATTTGTTGTGTATCCTGAACCACCTGAAACCATAGTAACCGAAGTGACAACGCCACCCGATACATTGGCAGTCGCTGTAGCCCCCGAACCAGCACCGCCTACAATATAAACACTCGGAGTTATTGTATAGCCGCTTCCACCAGATAACATCATGATACTGGTTATTACACCGGAATTGATAAAAGGTATTGCCGTTGCCCCGCCTCCGGCTGATTCAGCCCTTACGGAAGGAACGGCAGTATATCCATGACCGCCATCGGATAACTGGACAGCAACGATAAGTCCGGCTGAATTGGCAATTCCCCAGGCCTGTGCGCCGCTTCCGCCCGCGCCTGTTATGGTCATTTGAACCGGATTGACATAACCAGTGCCACCAGCTAAAACTTGAATTGAGGCGATTGTGCCAGTTCCTGCAGAAGAAACAAAAGCCGATGCCCCTGAGCCGCCGTACCAAGAATTGCCATCGAAAGAACCAGGGTCGTGAATAACCACAACGGGGGGATTTGTCAGAGTGTAGCCATGACCGCCGTTTAATATGTCTATTTTGGTTACTGCTCCGTCAACCACTGTAACGGATAGTGTGCAACCTGAACCCGTACCGCCTACAATCGATGCCGTTGTCGTAGTAGTATATCCGCTGCCCTGCGCGATCATCATAATGCTCTGGATTGCGCCGGACGTACTGCCCATAATAACATTGAACTGTGCGCCAATGCCGTTAGCTATAATAATAGATGGAAGTCCCAATACTTCATTCATTAACGTATAGGCTGTCGAAGCATATTGCTGAACCGCCGATTGCGCCCAATCAGGGACTGTTACCATTGTTGATGTTGACATTAAGCGTTATCTCCTGCTTCTTGCTCTTTCGCGTTTGTGTTCACCGGGGTGAATGTCGGCTGTTCAATGCTTTGAATAACTTGTTTTGCCGCTTCGCTGATTGCTTTTCCGGCGTTGGTAAAACTATCGCCTATTTTATTGGATAAAACAGAGAAGACGTTGGGCTCTCTACTTGCCTTTTCTTTGTGCTCTTCTGTTGGACTAATCGGAGTCTTTTTAAATGCGGCATAAAGGGCTATGCCTGTCAATGCCGTTCCTGCAATCTCACTAAAAGCAGACGGCTTGTAATAAGGAACTGATGCCGTTCTGGTCGTTCCTAGAATTGTTCTGACTGCGTTGCCTAATATTTCGAGATTCCTTGTCGGGAGTATTTGCGCTTCATTCCATTTTTTCCAGTTGTCAGTATATTGCCCCTGCGTGTATTCCCTTTCAAATACCCCTGCCTGTCTTAATATTTCAGCGTCACGGTTTACCCTGTTACCATACTGAATAACGTCTGATAATCCCTTGTCCTGTAGGTTTCTTTCACGGACATAATCATTGTAGTAGAAATTAACCGCGAGGTCATTGATTGCGGCCATTGCCTTTTCAGATGCTTTTGCTTCTTCTGCCTGATGGTCCGAACCTCCCCACCCAAAAGCGAAAGCAGCGGTTATTGTGGGCATGGTGTCTTCCTTAAATGCCTGTATAAGTTCATCAGCTTGTTTCTGGTAGATTGCGGCAAGAAACGGATTGGTAGAAACATAACCACCAGCGATAAGAGTCGCTAGATAAGCTTCTCCATGGGCTTCTATCGAGCTTCCCGAAGTTCCCCTTACCACCAAAGCCGCAATTCCGGCCAGCTCGTTAGCATTCTGTGGCGCATATGTAGTTCCGGTATAAGGCTCGAAATTAGTAAGAGATATGGCCGCTGATTGATTCACATAATCAACCGCCCATGTCTGCATTCCGGCTATATAGGTCGGGAGTAAATTTGTATATATCGTGGTGTTGCTGTCTGATGAACCGCCGCCGCCGCCCACTTTAAACCCCTAATTTAAGCTGATATTTTGTGTAACTTTCCGCAAATCCCATTCTCTGCATAATTTCTTTTTCTTTGGTGCAAGTTGTCAGATATGGGGCTTTGACATTTTTCGCTTTAGCCAATACGTCCATAAAGCCTAAAGTAATCAATTCCCCTGTCCTGTATTCAGGTTTGACGTACACCTGATAAAGATGAAGTGCGTGCTCGGCCAGCTCAGTAATATAAAAACCCGAATAGTCCTGTGGTGACAATATCAGCTTTTGCATAACGCCGAATTGCTGTTTATCCGGCGGCGTGTCTGTATCCACAAATGACATGACAAGAGTGCGAGCACCCGACCTTAACGAAAGGTAAATTTGAAATGCGTTTGATTCAGCCGGAGTCAATGCGGCGATTTCCTCAAGGCCTGGCCGGACAAGTGCCATTGCCTTATCTAAAGCATAAACGTCATATCCTGGGATTATTCCAAAAATGAACTTCATTGTATTAACCGTCCTTTCTTTATGCGAGTTGTAAATGATGCCAGCGTCCAGGGTGAATCTAGCGTATTAGAGTAAAATCTTATCCTGATATAAGCGGCGTTGCCCTGATAATTCCTGAGATCAGCTAGAAAATCACTGCCTATCATAAATGGGCAAGGTGGTGACCATACCAAAGGAAGCGACAAATTATTCCTTGCGCCAATCTGGATATAAATATCATTACCGGAATTCTGTTGTACGAAATCAGGGAATAACTGTTCAATAATTTTTTCAAATGCCCTGTTGCCCAAATCAATATCGCCTGTTTCAATGTACCCATTAATCGGTATTGCATTTAAAGAAGTATCCAGCGCATTATAGCCCATGTCCATTAAGAGAATATTACTATTGGAATCTCCGCAAATATCCTGCGGAATCGAACCGTACACCGTAATTTTGCCGATTAGATTGATTATTGAACCAGAATTGTTTTTAGCGGTCACTACGGCGCCGCTATTGTTATAAAGGGTGATATACGAAGATGCCTTCGGTGGTTGCCCGTAATAAAGCGAATGTGACAGAAAATCACAGTCCTGAATTGTCCACTGAGTCAGCTCCCAATTATAGATATATGCCGTGTCCGGCGATGTGTTTGAATCAGTGGGCACACAAAACCATATTTCATTTGCGGAGTGCATCGGAAAACAAAAAGATGAAGTAATATTCCCGAAATTTACACTTGAAATATTGTTCTTTGTCTGCATCCCGATTGATTTTTTAACGTCATTATAATAACCCCATACATCGTCAACGGCCATTGCATAAATGGTGTTCTTGTCAATACAGGCTAACTTCGGAGACAAAATACGAATATCATTGTCTATGCAATAAAATTTCTTATTGGCTTCTGAAAAATCGCATACCCACAAATTATGATTCGTAAAGAAATAAGTCTTTGAACCGTTCGATATTTGCCGGATAATATTATGAACGGCATCCTTGCCGTCCTCATAGTTCATTAAATCAAACTTCCCTGCCCTCTTTGTCGTGTCAATCGTCCAGTTCTCAGGATTACCCGGCTCTGACCACATTATCCGGCCAGCATAATAATAACCATTATTGTAAATATTAGAGCACACCAGCATATGCATACAGCATGATATGTTCTGTGCTATCGGGGCATTTAAGAGGGGGGTGAGAATGGAAGTCAAGACAGGCCATTTCCAAATCGCATCTTTTCCGTTGGTAACAATAGGCAATCCATCAACAAGGGTGAATTCCCAATTATTATCAACACCGCCTGTAGGTGGAACGGTAGGCGTTATATCTGTTATTTTTGTAAAGTCGCTATTTGCCGCAAATACTTTGGCATCAGTGCAAATTATTGTATGAGCCGCACCATCTATGCCGATAAATGTAAATGTGTCGCGTATGGGTAATCCTGATGTGTTTAATGATGCTAATGCCCGCTTGCCGGAAGTCTTAAAGACATATCCCGGTTTAAATCGGACATTCCTTCCGGTTGCCCACGTTACTTGATTTGAGGGGGAATTAGTGTCAATCCCAACCGCAACATTGGACACTGTAAAAAAGGTCTCGTTTTTCAAAATTGATGCTTCCGGCATAATTAATTACTAAACCCAAAAGAGTATATTCCCGATTTATTAGAGGATAGGCCGAGGCTTTCTTTACGTCCCAAAGGATTAGGGAAGTTGGTCCCGACCATTCTGCCGCTGTACTTTTCTTTGTTCTGCGCTGAATAAAGAGTCCATACCGCTTCATTCCATCTTAATTTCCACTCCGGTATTCTTTCGTCATTCGGGAAAAAAGAGGCCGCTTCCACAAGCGCACCGAAGAGCAAAATATCCGGCGCGTTATCAGTCAGCCAGTTATTAGGGTAAACAACACCGTCAAGATCAGGAGAAAACTGATAAGCAATAAGGTCAAGCGTGTATGTGTTGTCACTCACGGGCCATATATCGAATTCCCGTGCGGGAAATCCGTCTTTAGTGAAAACTATTTCAACAGGCGGCATTCGGGAAATAATCCGGGGCCGTTCCTCAAACGGAGTACCCATGGGCATTGTGTCGCGTTTTTCAATAGGACAAACCGTGCCGTTGGTGTCGATTATCGACAATCCATCGTCCCAAAAGTCTTTGTAATTTGCGAATGGCAAAGTTACGGTATCATCACCTTCGGCAATGGTTATATTGCATCTGACCAGCATATGGTCAAAATCCATGATAAGAATTTGCCGATTGTTATTGATTATCGTTACTCCCCTTTCCAATCGTCTTTGAGCCTGATTAATCAGTGTTCCGGCAATTCCGGTGTCGATGTCGTAAAAATTCGATGTAATCCCGGTTGCCGTAAATGAGGTTGTTCCGGCGATAAAAGCAGTATATGGATCAGTGTTGATCAGAAAAGCCCCAATAGCCACACTACCGGAAGGCAAGGAAGGCAGGGCATAAGTATTATCCACGCCCTTTGTGGTCGTTATCTTACCCGCCGCATTTATCGAAACGAGATAATAACAAAATGACGGAGATGATTGTTGAGTACAAGCTGTCACAATGATATTGTCCGTTGCCGCATATTCAATGCCGGATAAATTATAAACATTGTAATAAATCGTATTCGCGGTTTTCATTTTGGTTGCTGTAGTGCCATTAGATAAACCGCAGAGTTGTGAAACGTCCTGATCTGTTATTCTGTGGATATACCGACTGAAAAGAGATATTAATTGAGAATAATTCATATTATACCCTGTATTTGAGCACCGATTCGTTATGCTTTCTTGATGTTTCGTAAAACATCTTTGTTATTGGATACTTTTTGTGGTGAACAATGGGGATTGTCGGGTCAGCCCAAAGCTCAAGGTCTAATTCGCGCAACCTCCAACAAAAAGCCAAATCCTCTCTTAGCCTGATATTCAAACCATCATAAATAAGCGAAAAGGGATTGCCTATTTCTTCAATGACTGCCGGAGTAAAAGCGTCCAATACCTTCTTGCTGATTAATTGGAATCCGTTTCCGGCAGAATCCACCTTAAATAATTCCTCTGGTATTTCATCTTCCCAAGGAATAACCTTGCCGTTTGGTTGTGTCTTGAATATGTTTGGCCTGTGGGGATAGTTTGATAGATAGGTAATCCCCATTACAACGTCTTTTTTGTGGTCGATCATCTTGCCGATGACATTACCGATCTCCTTGCATTCCGTATCCGAATCAAGGAAAAACAAGTAATCAACCTTTTTATCCTGTGCCATTTTAAAGATGATGTTCCTGTTTTCATCTACTGCCGCACCCTCGATATTAAAAACAGAAAAGTTATAGCCTTGTCTTCCCAAGTGCCATGCCATCATTTCGGCAGTGCCGCAACATTCTGACTTTATATCGTCCCTGTTGGGAATCCCTATTGCAACATGAATACCCTTCTGCCATATATAACCCGCTTCTTGAGCCTTATGAATATCATCAACTAAACTCATTTTAATCCTTTCTGTGTGAGGGGAAGGGACCCAGCCTTCCCCCCGCAGATTAAAAGTTAATTGGTAAAAGTGACATACGACTGCGTAGAACCGATAATCACAACCGTACAATCCACTGCACCATCAGAAGCAACGGTCATTACTGCCCCCTTTGCCACGTTCTGATAGCCCGCCGGCTTCATGCCCATAGTGACATATGCAGTCGTGCTCTTTGCAATCGTCACCAGAGTATTGGTAGCGTTCAATACGGTAATGTTAGCCGTAGAAGTCACGGTTCCGGCAGTTGCCAACACCAGATCGACATAAATATTATCTGGCGCACCGTTAGCATCGAATACATTAACTGCCGTAGTTCCATTAGTATTAACTGCCTTGCAGAAGTAATTCCTGCCGAGGTTCGGAAGCGTCTGAGGTGAAGACACCAACCAATCAAGCAGAGCACCATATCCCGTGATAACGATTGTCTCATTCGGTTTCAGGGTATAAGTTGCCTTGCTATTAATGGTATCGGCCACGTTAGTGTTCGCATTCGTACCGGGCTGAATGGTAATGTCGTATGTAGTGCCATTGTTATAGACGGCATACATCTTCTTCTGCATCATCGTTCCCTGTAAAGTCAGCAATGACGGCAGGGTTAAGGTTACGCCGCTGCCAGAAATGTTGATCTGGTCATCAGTCGTAAGCGCGGTATAATTCGCAGTCTTAACCACAATGTTTGTCGGGGAAAACCCTAATTTTTCAAAAAATGCTAAAGACATAATTTATCTCCTTTATTGTTTAATTGGGGAATACGCAGCACTGATCGGGATAAATCAAGCCCGTGCCACAAACGATGTCAACCCGGTCAATGGACACAAAATCTTTGATGTCCGAACCCATCGTTATACAGAAACCAATTCCCTCTTCTTCAATCATTCTGGACTTCAATCCCGCAGGAGCTTTGATCGGGACGGTAGCCAGGGCTATTGCATCTTTCCACATGGCAATGTTCTGAATGTAAGGAACACCACCAGCCTGAGCCAGTTTACTAGTAGGAGTGATAACACAAGTCGATACGGTAGGCGCAACATTCACATTCTGGAAAGCTCCGCTTGTGATGATGGCAGGGTAAATCTGCAATGTTCCGGTCGTGGTCGTGGTCGAACTGGAAAGAACAACGAAGTCCTGCAAAAGACCAGTGCTGACTTTGGTAACCGGATCAACTGAATAAACCGCACCCGCACCCGGAGCGGCGTAAGTTCCGCTTGTTCCGGTAAGACAGAAATGCTCACCCACCGCCATTGTCCGGGTGGTGGTGATTGTGGTCGTAAGAGTCGAGCCAGTAGTCGCAGAACTGGCCGCCACAACTTCTCCTGTCATTCCATATGTACCCGGTGTTAATACAGGTAGTCTGTTTGAAGTGAATACCTTGAAATTGGCATTCTCAAAAATCTTTGCCCTGCGGATACTTTCACTGATTTCGCCCTGAGGGTTATAACCAGCAGAGACAGCTTGCGCCCAAGTGCTCGCCATTGTCGGATCAACAAAAGCAATGCAATCATTCATTGGGGTATTGCTGACCTTTGTTAGTTTGGCTCTTGCATCGGCAAGCACCTTGACCGCCGTAGCAGGCGTAGTCCCAAAGCCCGTGCCGGGAGTCCCCACTAAATTAGCAACCTTTAGGACGTTTGAGAACAGATCAGATTCAATCTGACTGATAATGGGGTCGAGTGCCGGTTTGAGGTTTTCCTTGCCCCATACATCAAAATTGCTGGCCGTGAAGGTGTTTTCCCAACCGGCCATTGAGAACTCAACCGTGTACCAGTTGTTGATGGTCAACGGAATAGTGCCGATGTTGATCGGCTGGGGATTCTGTACACTCGGCCCTTTCTGCAACGTATAACGAGGCGGGCTTTTAATATTAATGGTCTGTCCATAACCATCCTGTCTAAAACTTCTTGCGTCTGCCGTCCATTCAGTATTGTACTGCTTGTTGCAATACTGTAGAATAGGCGAATATGCAGTGAAGTATTCCCGCATTTTCTTGGCAATGCGTACTTCAACGGGTAATTGATTAGCCATAAATTATCTCCTTTGAATTGTTATATAAATCCGCTGCGCTTTTCTGATGCCCTTATTCTTTCAGCAACAGATAGATTAAGTTCAGCGTCTAGGTCTGATTCGTGTTCTCCACCACCACCACCACCAGCTTCGCCTGACGGTTTGGTAGGTTTGTGAGGCAGCGTTTTAACTTCTTTCCCTTTGCCCGGATGTGCGGCGGCGTACATTGTCTTGAGTGCCGTCCTTAATTCCGGCTTAGTTCTTAAATCCTTTACAGTGAGGCCGATTGTTTGTGCGTAGTCCTTGATGTCCTGTGTATTTTCGCCTAGCTCTGCATTGAGTTGCGAATCAGCCATCTCGGTGCGCTTATGCGACTCGGCCACCTCCATGCGTTTTGCCGTAAATTCGTCCTTAATCGCGTTCCAGTTTGCTATTCTGAGTCTTGCCGCTCGGTACTCGTCTGCACCATCATCAGGAATTACCGACTCGTCTTTGGCAATTTCCCTGTTAATGTCGCTAATGACTTTTAGCGGTGATTCGAGATAAGTTTTAAAAACCTCATCCTTCTTCGAGTCCTCAAAATAGGTTTCCAGTTCCGGCTTTCTTTTTAGCTCGGCCAGCTCCTGCGCTTTCCTTGTATGGTCGGCCTGTAAATTCTTGTAGTCCCTAATCGTGTTTTCAACGATTGGACGATAAGAAGGATCGACTCTTTCAAGGTCAATGTCTGTTGGCGTTAAAGACTTCAACTCCTCCGGCGTGTAAACAACCTTTGCTTCTACTTCGACTTCCGGCATTGATTGACTGACCACTTCTGTGGTTTCAACCTTTTGTTCCATTGTTTAACTCCTTCTGCGTTCTCCCTAGGGCTGACGCTGTTTATTTTTAAAACAAAAAAACCAACGCCGGATTTCTCCGACGATTTCCTTCTTGTCTTCTTCCGTCATGCGGCCTTCTTCTTATTCTTTGATTCTTTCACCTTCGCTTCATATTCCGCATTGGCTATCATTCCGAGTAGTGCGGCTTTGATGTGCGCCAGGCCTTCCATACGGTAATAAAGATGTTCCCTTAAAACACTATCTTTCGGTGCAGATGTTTTAAATGCCCTGATAAGATCGGTTTCAATCGCCGTAAATACAATGTCGAAGGCCGGATTGTTTAATAACGATGACGCATAACTCCCCTTCACAATAGCCGTCTCACTGCCCGATGCCTTTCTGTACTTCACGGAGTTAAGCCAGTATAAAAGCCTTTGAAGTGTTGAGATTATTGTTTTCATTTCTACTCCGTCAAATTAACAATTCGATTCTTGAAGTGTTCTTCACTCATTCTTTCAAATGCCTTCTCGACTGCACCACCAATATCAACCGTTGGCTTTTGCTCTCTGCTCGAACCGACTATATAAGATTCATTACCTAAAAATATCGTTGCCATATTATGCTACAAATCCATTTCCGCTGATTGTCTGTTGAGGATTAAAGGGATTGCCTGGATTCATCGGAAGCGCGGCTGGTTTTTCCCCTACCTGTGTTCCCCTTGTATTCTGACCGCCCTTCTGCGGCTCCTGCTTGACACCTAACGCTTGCATGACCTGCTGAATCATGCCCTGCATTGCCTGCATTGCCTGCAACATCTCAGGGTCTTGTATGTGTAATTCAGACATATGCGTCATAAACATTGCAATCATCTGGATTAACTTCATGACCGTTTCTTTTAACTTCGGGTCAGTAACAAAATCCATCGTGTTTAAGAATCCCATTGCCTTGACCAGTTCCGAAGTCATGTAATAGAGATTTTGTGGAGTGACTATGCCTGTTTCCGTTTCCTGCATCGCCAATCCAATCAACTGTTGAAGCTTTACAACCAAATCCTGCTTGTCGTGTGAACCCAACCCGACATTGACAATCAAGGCATATTTACAGACAATATCTTCCGGCGAAATGTCATAATCCTCATTCAAATACCGGACTACTGTCTTTTTCTTCATGAACTTGGCAATGCAATCAAGAGTGTCCTGAAACAACGGGCCGAATACTTCCTCCATATAAGCACGCATCATCATCAGAAGCTTCTTGGCCGCCTGATTTACTTTTAGTTGCTGTCCTCGGTATGTCTTTTCATTAGCGCCGCCCTGCAACCCGCCATAGGTCCTTGGGGTGGGAATATGCCCGTCCTTCTCGACATTGCATAATTCCCAATATCTCAAACTGTCCTGCCCAAGTTCAATTTTCTGCTCTGGCCGGATATTGTCGTTCCCGACTGAACCCGTACACCGGATAAGGGCATTCATGGCTGTGTTGTTCTCGTAATCCTCAATGTTCATTCCGCAGGCTTCTATGTTGATAAAAAACCTTCGGTAATTATTCTGAATAATAATATCTGCGAACTGCCGTTTCAAAAACGTCCGCTCTTCCATTATGCTTTTAATCAGGTCGTAATATCCCTTGCCGATAAGTGAATGGGCAATCAGGAACGGAGACCCGCCGCGATACGGCGGCTTTCCGTATTTGTTTTTTTCGTCCAGCATCACAACATCCAATGCGGCATAAGTCATTACCCAGGGAATATCTTCGTTCCAGAAGTAGCATTCATAGGCCTTGTATTTACCGGACTTCTCGTCAAAAACGTGCTGAATGCCGCCAACGTGCTTAAATCTATTCTCAAAGTCCTTATCCGGCTTCTCAAGCTGTTCCTTAGCGTTCTTGACTTTTTTAAAATTTTCCTTGCCGTATGCCTTAATAAAGGCGTGTTCATAAAGCCGGATTTCTTCAACAACTATCGGCGTGTCGGCAAAATCCTTTGTATCCAGGGTGAAGCGGATTCTTTCAGAAGGAACGACATCGTAGCGGACATATTCATCAGTAGTTAATTTTTTAAGGATTGTTTTTCTTCCACGGGTAAATGGTTCTGTACCCAATCGTGATGTTGGGATTACTTCGTCTGGTTCATTAGCTGCTTTATCTTCTACTAATTCCCACCCATCCGCAATAAATGCCTGTATTTCTACATCCTCAAGCCCTTCATATTCCTTCTCTGTGGTCTTCTCTTCCGAAATCCACTGATATTTAATGCAGCCAAACTGAAACACCATCGAATCATCAAGAAAATCGGAGCAAATGCGGAACCATTTATTTTTCTTTTTGACCATATCATTACCAAGCGCCTGTAGTTTCTTAACAGACTCAACATACATGGCCTCGGACGGGTCTAGCTTTAATGGTTCGTCAATTCCGGCGATGGTCTCCAATATGTCCGGTTTAGCCATATCGATAGCATCTTGCATATCGGTAGTGGTCAGCTTGGAACGGTTCTCCAGCACCGCAACTATTGCGGGGTCGGAATCCCGATATTTCAACGCCTCAACCCTTTTATCAATCAGCGGGCGATAATCTTTCTCTAACCTCTTCTGCCACTTCTTAATTTTCTCAAGCCGTGCTTTCTGACCCGTTATGTTTTTTTCTTCTTCTTCCATTGAGATTCCTTAAATGGGACACGAAGCTAATTTTAATGTTCTGCCCATTGATCTGTCATCACGGGCGGGAAAACGAAACTCCTTAAACATATCGTAGGCGTATGCCAGCATATCCAGTATATCCACATGATAAAATGGGAACTTCTGCATTTCCTCTTTTATCGCATCAATATATTTCTGCGGAATCGCCGTTGAATAAAATATCTTCCCGTTATTTAAGGGCCACTGCAAAGCCGCTTCAATCCTGCCAACCTTAGAGCGGCCGGCTGGTTTCAGTAAAACCAGATTGCCGGAATCCAAAGACAATCTCCGGCCTTTCATGCGTAAGGCGTTGGTAATGTGAATTTCGGTTGTTGACAGTCCAACCTTCTCAACGCCCATCTGCTGGATTATCCCGTTCCGCAAATACATCGTAACAATGCCGTTAATGCCTTCCGAATGCGACATTTGATCAGCTTCGACATCCATCAAATAAATATTGGATTGTCCTATGTCATCGGAAATCGGCTCAATGCCGACAATGCCAAACGACCATAAATCCCTGCTCTGTTTATTTGTCTCATCTCCTCCGGCCTGATCAAGCACCAGGAATTTATAAATGGTCTTCGGAATAAACTGTGGCTCAATGGGATTTAAAAAGTCCCTGTTCAACCTGACCTCACTCGATGGTGTCGGATCGCAAAGCTGCTGTGAATTAAAATGCGGCCCCTGTTTCTCTTTAGCAAATGGCTTTAACTCCATATAAACCGGGATGCCCTCTCTTGTTCCATCATGTGTGGCCGGAATAAGCCGTAAATTATAAATATTCTCACCGGATTCATATTTCATGTCCCTGATCTTCACGTTAGGACCGAAATGAGAATAGTAAGTGCCGATAACCCTGACAATATCCGTATCCTTGCCCATACCCAAATTGCCATGCGCCATCAAAAAATTGTTATAAACCTTGTTGAGCATATCCGGTGATTCACGGATGTCCTCTGTTTCAAGATCATCAAAGACTAGCCGTTCATAATGTGAACCCGTGGGCATACCTTCCGTCAATCCCCAGGCCTCGATTGTCGATTGCGGCCTTGACGCGCTTTTCCGCTTAAACAGCAACCCGTCATCCTCACTCCACTTTGGAGATTCGACCTCTGGCTTCTGCCACAAAACATCAGGGAAACACCATTTCAGCAAATCAGATGACTCGCAAATGCGCTTGATAGACCTCAAAGGCTTCTTCGCCGCCGGACGGTTATAACAAAGTATGCCCGTGCAATGATCAGGTTTGTTAAGATGATATTGAAGTGTCTCACCAATAGTAATAATGGTACTCTTCCAATGATACCTCGCCCATATATCCAATGTGTCGGTCGGCGCACCCTTCTGAACAAGATCGCATTGCCGAACAACAAACGGATGATTCGCCTTCTCGATCTCCATGCCAAAACAAACCATGAAAAATAAGTCGTTCAATAATAAATACTTATAGACACCTCGCTTATCCAACTTCCCGTCTGCCATTAATCCAAATAACATGGCGTAATCAAAAGCGTAAACAGCCTTGTGAATCGCCGGATTATAAGATTCATAATTCATCGCAATCTCAGGATGTGGCATAAACTTAATCATTTAAAATCCGTTTTCAAAAATTTGTCAGAACTACAAAGAGGGTGTCTAGCTACTAGCCAGCGGCACGGAATCTCCCCTCCCCTCCCCCCGCGAAAGGCCAGACCATCAAACATTGGAGCAATCCGACCATTGAAACACTGGACACCTAGCTTATTCCCTTGTGGATTCATATACTTACCTTCATGGTGCAGTGCAATAGAGACATAACTGTTCTTATAGGACGTAGTAATAATATCAGGTACTTACGGGCATGATGTTTCGGAACGTGCTTAAATCGACCACATCGACCGCCATGTTAAGGCTGGCTTGCATCTTGACTGCCGGCTCGTATCGATCGTAGACCATGCCCGCCGCTGCTATAATATTGGTATCAGTAGGGTAAATATTATCAGTATATACAACAACTTCTCCATTTCCCATAACCTTGGTGTGATCCTCACGCTTGGCTTTTGCCCGGAGTATGCGCTTGAGTTGGGACTCAGCTAGTTTTACCGTACTGGGCGCGGTTAGGGTGTGATCCCTGTGTTTTGCCTGCAGGCTATATATTGTTGCTTTGGCCGGCCGCGGCGTGTTATTAACAACTTGCAATGCTGTTTTTGCATCCATACCTGAGTCCATCATTGCGATGGCCGCGGCTGTTTTTTTGTATACTTTATGTCGTTTGACCGTTTCTTTTTTGGGTTGTTCGGGTGGTGTTGATGCGTTGAGTACTTTGTTGAGTACTTTGCGGCGTTTTTTGCGCATCGCCAATACTTTTGTGTGGTATTTTTTAGTTGTCTTTCGTTTTGCTGAGACAGCCAGTTTTTCGGCTTTGGTGAGTAGTTTCGGTTTTTTTGTTGACCCTTTTGGAAGTTTCATGGGCTCTATTATACACCCGCAAAAGCTAATTGCAAGCTTTTTATGGTTATTTTGCTCAAATACTGGTTATTTTCACCACTTGCTTTAATATCATATAGTTAGGCGCGGCTTTGCGGCCTGTAAGCGTGATTATTTAGTTTTTGTGCTTGTGATTATCACGGATATTTATGCTTTGCGATGTTTTCCAGCGATGGGCGTTTGCTATTATGTTATATATTTCACGTGTAATATTACCAGCTTGCAATTATTTTAAATTAATTAACTAATATGTTATATATGGCACATGCTTTGCTCTTATAATACTGTAAATAAAACATTAGAATTGATAAGAGAATAAATTATTAAACTCCGGGCTGCGCATGGTATAACGCAGAGAAAAGAGGATAAAATGAAATACAAAACTACAAGCAAAGATTTAAAAGCGGGTTATTATAATATTATCAGTGTCGGTGATTGCAAACTCCAGAGATTACTTAGCTATAAATCTCCAGTGGCATATAACGCCGGTTATTACGGCTGGAACTATGACGTTTATGATATAAAAGGCATTGCTATAGTCACTGGATACCGTTCTACGCCTTCTAAAAACTCAAAAGCAAGTTATGATTTGGTTAGAGAATATGAATTAAAAGCGCAGGATTGCAAAACGGAAGAAGGAAAAGATGAATTGATCGCGGAATTTATTGAAAAAGCAATCAAATAAACTTTAATCCGAGCCGGTACGGATATATACCGGCAAAGGAGTTTTAAAATGAATACAATTATTATCGAAAATCACGGAAAAAACGACAGCGAATTTGAAAGTATTAAATGGGCTTTAAAGGCGCGTTCCACTGATAAAACAAGGCCGGCAATAAATTGCATTAAGATTGACGGAGGATTGCTTATTGCTACCGACGGAGAACGCCTACATTTAACAATGACTGAGCGAGAATTATCCGACGGAGTTTATGAAGTTAAAAGCTGTACAGGAAAAACTATTGTTCTGCAAAGTACTGAAGAGTTTATATACCCAGCGTATGAGCGCGTTTTTCCGAGGGTAAAAATGGAATATGCGGGAGTATTGAACGGGAAAGCATGGCCGTTATTACATCGAGTCTATAAGTATATTGCTAATGATAAAATCAGCTTCAATGAGCAATTTCTACTTGACGCTTGTATGTCTAATTCAAAATTTTACATTGGCGAGCATGATGGTGAAATTAAACCCTTAATACTTTACAATGGTAATGATCGCGCTGCTTTAATTATGCCTATTAAAAACCAGTAGTTAAATTGCCCGGAGGCATTGTATCCGGCAAAGGGGAAAAAATGAAACAGTTAAAATCAACAAAAAAATACCAGCTTATTAGAGATGGTGAGCTATTCAATCGAGTCTATGATTATAAATGGGAAGCGGCCTTCGCCGGAATAGAATTGCAAAAAATGGGATTAATTAAGGATTGGAAAATATATCATGCCGTAGCTAATTGGCTGCGAGTTAAATAAATGGAGGTGCATAAATGGATATTAAAAAAGATGACCAGCCTATGGAAGATATAGGCCGATCGGTTTTTGAGACTCTAAAGGCCAATATTAGGGGAAAACAAGGAATAATCGACATGCACACAGATATCGAAGTTGACCTGCGAGCAGAAATTAGCAGACTGAATAAAATAATAAAAGAAATGGGAGGGAAACAATGCTAAAAAAAATTAATGGTTATTGGTTTGAATTATCTAAAGAGAAAAAGAAAAAGTCATGGCAGGATATAATTGACCTGATTATCGTAATAATGGGACTACCGGCGTACTTTGCGATAATTTACATACTATTTTTGAGGTGATAAAATGATAACAAAAATAAATAAACCTTGTGTTAATTGCGGAGCAGACAAACCATCTGATTTTAAAGAATATGATGGAATGTTAGGATATGAAGCGATAATCTGTAAAAAATGCGGCTGGTTATATGATGAAAGTGGAGCATATCCCCCGGAAGAGGTGAACAATGGATAAACTCATAATACTAATAATAATTATTGCCGTGGTGGTATTGTTCAAGAGATAATATAACATAAAAAGCCCAACGTTGGGCAAGGGGGGGGGACATGAATAAAGCTCGTAATTTACGGGAGTCGCTGGAAGAAAAACAGGCAGAGTTAGAAAGACTAAAAGACGAAAGAGAAGGCATCGAAGAAAGAATTGACGATCTGCAAGATGTTATTTCCCGGCTTGAGGCGGAGTTGGAACTTTATCAATAAAAAGTAAAATAAAAGTTGCATTTAATTTTAATTAGTGTATGATGTTTTTAACGGAGTGAGACCCGATGGGAAAAAACCAAAATCAATTTAATAAAGTCACGTATTTAAGCCCCTTGTTGCCGTATCTCCCGATATGGGTCTCACCTTCAAGGGGCTTTTTACGTGGCGAATGAGATAAGATGCACCGTGGTTATATAAAAGTATGGCGTAAAATTGCCGATGCAGATTGGTTAAAGAACCATAAACTATGTGCATTTTGGTTGTGGTGTCTTATAAAAGCAAGCCACAAAGAATATGATTTAATAGTGGGATCACAACAAGTTCATTTGCTTCCGGGAGAATTTGTGTTTGGATTAAAATCCGCATCTAAGGAATTAAAGATGTCAATTCAGTCAATACGTACTTTGCTCAACTTTTTAAAAACAAGTTCAAATTTAACACTCAAAACAACAAACAAATTTTCTATTATTTCAATAGTAAATTGGAACACTTACCAGATACAAGAAAATGAAATCAACACACAGATCAACAAACAACTAACAAACAAACAACAAACAACTAACAACAAACAAGAATGTAAAGAATTAAAGAATGTAAAGAATAATACATACACGAGTGAATTTTTATTATTTTATAATTCCTATCCGAAGAAAAAAGCAAAAGATGATGCTTATAAAGCATGGAAACAACAAAATGGAAACAGACCGTCTATTGATATTTTGTTATCGGCTATTGAAAAACAGAAATATTCAGATGATTGGTTGAAAGAAAATGGAAGGTTTATCCCATATCCGGGAACTTGGTTGAGGTCTGGAAGGTGGGATGATGAAATAGAAAACGAAGAAAAACTATCTTGCGAGGTTAATTAATGCAGATCATAAACTACCTTAATAAAAAGAATATTAAATATCGGCGAAGAGGTGAAGAGCTTATTTATAATTGCCCTTTTTGCGGTGATAAAGAGTGGAAAGGAAGCATTAACTCAATAACTGGTGCGTTTAATTGTCTTCATCTGAATAATTGCGGCGTAAAGGGAAGTTTTTACGACTTTCAGAAAAGGCTGGGTGATGAACCAGATAAATTAAATAAGAATAGAGTATTTGCTAATAAAGTAAAAAAAGACTTTGTACGCCCACAAAAAGATTGCCCACCCATGAAAGATATTCAAGTTCCTGTTTATAAATACTTAAAAGGAAGAGGCTTTTCAGATGAAACAATAAAGTTTTTTCGTATCGGCGCAGAAGAAAACACTATTAAATTTCCTTACTTTAAAAATGGCGTTCTAACAAACATTAAATACCGTGATATTGTTAATAAAAAAACAATGCGACAAGAAAAGGATGCTGAACCGTTACTATTTAACCGGGATAATGTCTTTGATGATATTCTCGTTATTTGCGAAGGTGAATATGACTGCATGGCATTACACGAATTTGGAATTGAATCGGTATCAGTTCCTAACGGTGCTGGTGGTTTAACATGGGTTGAGCAAGAATGGGAATATCTGGAAACATTCAAACATATAAAAATATGCTTTGATAACGATAACGCAGGAAAAGAAGGTGCAGCAGAATTAGCGGCAAGACTTGGATTGTGGCGTTGCAGCCTTGTTGAGTTACCATTTAAAGACGCAAATGAATGTTTAAAACAAGGTTTGTTTGCTGAAGATATGAAGAAATACTTTGATAATTCTATTGATTTAACACCTGAAACAATAGTTTCACCTGATTATTTTACTCCTAAAGTTATTAGATTGTTTGAAATGGGTGCAAAGTTATTTGGTATGCCAACAGCATGGGAATCACTAGATAATGTTCTCAAAGGTTGGCGCATGGGTGAATTAACTATCTGGTCTGGAAGGAATAGTTCGGGTAAGTCAACAATTTTAAATCAAGTTGTTTTGGACATTGCAAAAAAGGGTGCAAAGACATTAATTTATTCAGGTGAAATGCCTCCTGATAGATATTTGAGATGGGCAGTTATTCAGCATAAAGAAAAAGAACATCCTGAAGAGTATGAAATAGAAAATTCTTTAAATTGGATGACCGGAAAACTTTATTTATTAAACGTCACTAATACCATAACACCAGATAAACTTCTTGCCGATTGCGAATATGCTTCCAGAAGATATAATTGCACTCACTTCGTTGTTGATAGTTTAATGAAGATAAGTCTTAATGAAAATGACGAATATAATCAACAGAAACAATTTGTTACCAGACTTTTTGACTTTGCCATGAAGATGAATGTCCATGTTCATTTAGTAGCTCATCCGAGAAAAACAGCATCAGACAATGACGAACCAGGAAAGGTTGATATAAAAGGAAGTTCTCATATTACAGACTTGGCTTCTAATGTTATTGTTTTGTATCGGTCGAGTGATGAGCAAAAAGAAAAGATAAGAAAAAAAGGGAAGATTGCTTCTGATATGCAGTTATATGTTAAGAAAAATCGTGAGTTTGGAATAGAAGGCATGGTTCATATGTGGTTCAATGGAGATACTAAAAAATTCAGATCGGAGGTGTAAAATGGGAAAAGCTCATATTGATTGGAAAAATAAAACAATAGAATTAGATAAAGGTTGGGGTGCTGACTATGATGTCTCTTTATTAAGAGCGCAAACAGCAGAAGATATTATTGACTGGATTTTGCATATTAAAGCCAAAAATTGGGGAACACCAGAAGTTATTTATGATTTTATTAACGAGTTAGAAAGAGCATATAAATCTTCTTTCGGTCACGATATGAGATATTGGTTGTGCCAATCACCAGATAGAAAAGTTGATTGGTCTAAAGCCAAAAGAGGTGATTTAAATGAATAATTACGCTTGCACATTCAATTATCACGGTGAAGTTACTGTATTAAAAACAGAAGCTGATACGCATTATCAAGCAATAACAAAATGCTTGAATGTTATGGCAAAAAGATACGGTGTATCAAAAAGAACTATGATTACACACTTCACGGATGACAAACTAAACCATGAAGTGAAAGAAATAACAGACGAACAAATACCTTTTTAGGAGGACTACATGAAACCTATTTGTGTTACTCAACCACAACCCCAAAAAAAGTCTTTGCAGTCCTGGCGGGAATTTTACACCAAAAAAGGAATAGAAACAGAAGTTGAAAAAGGAATCGACAGTAAAGACCGGACTTACTATAACCTGTGGCGTGATTTAAGCATGGTAGAGCAAATAGAATTAAGATCAGGACTTACAGAAATAACCAAAGCACATACTTTGTGCTATAAAATAAGCGAGAAATCCAAAAAACCTATTATGAAGGAGAGAAGAAAATGCTAAAAGTAGATCAATATTCATCAGTTCAGTTGGAAGAATACAAAGGTAAGTGGAGCTTAATACTTGGATACGAGGACAGAAGCGGCGCATTTAAGCCTAAAAAATAAACTCTTGACAAACTTACTTATGGGGTATATAGATAAGACATGAAAATTAAAATATCTAAAATCAAATGCAAGAGGTGTTTTCATGAGTGGGTTGCCAGAAGTGCAGATGTCCGCCGATGTCCAAAGTGCAAGTCCTTCTATTTTGATAGAGAAAAGATGTACAAAGTGCGGGAAGATAACAAACATATTTAGACAGCACAAATGCGGTAAAGATGGGTTGAGTAGTTGGTGTAAGGAATGTGAGCATGAAGAATATAAAAAGTGGATTAAAAACAATCCAAATAAAAAAAAGGAATATGCTCAAAAATGGTATAAAAAATATTCAGAGGCAGTAAAAGAACGGAGTAGAAAACAACGGGTTAATAATCCTGAAAAAGTAAAAATATATAAAAAAGAATGGGAATTGAAAAATAAGGAATATGTAAAAAACTATGGACGATTACGTAGAGAAAAAAATAAGGAAAAAATAAATGAATATAGGAAAAACTGGTATAGAGAAAATCGTATCTCCATTACGGAACATAGAAACAATAACCCACAAGCTAAACTTTCAAAAGCTATGTCAACAGCTATATGTTTTTCATTAAAAGGGAACAAGAGTGGAAGAAAGTGGGAAACATTAATAGGATTCACCATGAAACAACTTCAAAACCATCTTGAAAAAAAGTTTAAGGAAGGAATGACTTGGGAAAATTATGGAAGAAACGGTTGGCACGTTGACCATATAATTCCACTTGTGGTTCATAATTACACAACTCCAGATGATATTGATTTTAAGAAATGTTGGAGTTTAAAAAACTTACAACCATTATGGGAAAAAGAAAACATAGCTAAACATGATAAGTTATTTAAACCATTTCAACCGTCACTAACTATTTAAAGGAGATTAAAATGATTAAAACAACAAAATGGGACGCAGTGGACATTGAAACTTACAACGGCAAATATTCACTTGTATTAGGATGGGAAGGCCGGGACGGAAAATTTAACGCAAAGTGGGCGGAGTTCGAGATGGGTAAAGACAAGATAAAAAAGAAAATGCCAGTAAAGATTCCTCTCGGTGATTCTAAAGAAGAAGCGGCGGCAGTGCTAAAGACTTTATTTCTTGAGATGAGTGAATAGCCCAACGTTGGAAAGGAGAAGTATGCAATGGAAAAATTCAATATTGGCGATAATGTTTATAATGCCAGATGCCAATGGGCAAGCAAAAGAGAATTATGCCCTATATGTTTTGGGAAGTTGCAAGTAACTTTAGTGCTTGGAAACAACGATAGTGTTATACTTCCTTGTAATTATTGCGCTCCGGGGTTTGAATACCCCACTGGGTGTATTAGTATTTATGATTACATTATTGAAGCTGAATTAGTTACAATTACTGATATTAAGGTTGAAATTTCGTCATCTGGTGAAATATATAAATATCATTCCGGTTGTTATAGTTATGACACGGAAAATCTATTTACAAATAAAGAAGATGCTTTAAAACGTGCCGTAGAGTTAAAAGAAGTATTAGACAGAGATCAAGAGAAAAGAATTGATTGGATAAAAAAAGATAAGAAGAAAAGTTTTTCTTGGGACGCTGGCTATCATCTGCGCCACATAAAAGACCTTAAAAAAGAGATTGAACGGCACGAGCAAAAAGCAGTTCTTTGTAAACAACGAGCAAAGGAGTAAGTATGCAAGACTTTATAAAAGTAATAGACGAAAGAATGGACTGGCGCAAGCGCAAGATGCTAATTCCAAAGATGGTTGAATTAGGAAGCATGGCATACCTTGCCGCCGGGAAGCTCCTAACAGATGCTAAAATGTGTGAAGATTGGAAGTTTGATGACTCTGGTGCGACTGACTTCTATTCATGGGCAGATTTCACGCTAGGATACCGCAGGACGAACATTCAGCGCATGGTTGATATATGGCTAGCCTTTGAAAATTCCTATCATACAGACAAGAACCTGATAATGTCGTGTGACTTTTCAAAATTGGCACTCATCGCCCCTATCTGTAAAGATATGGCAGAAGAAGAAAAGCTGGACTGGATACATAAAGCTCAAGTAAATTCTTGCCGACATCTGGAGCTTTCGGTAAAGGAGCATAAAGGCTTACCAATACCACAAGAGATGTGCCTTCATAATAAGCAAATTATCTTGATCGAAAAATGTGGTTTATGCTCCAAAATTCTCTCAGTTTCTAAATCAGACGAGGACATAAAATGATTAATTCTTTTATAAAACCAGTCAAGAAAACCAAAGAAGAAAAACTGCAACTGAAATTCGCCAAAATGAAGTTGAAGCAGGAAGAACGCATTGCCAAGCTGAAAGACCGGATAAAAAAGAAACCAAAGAAGCAAACTCAAATTCCACTTATTACCTTGCGGAAAAATGCTTGGAAGTTATTTTCAAAGATTGTCCGTGAAGAAGAAAAATATGTCTGCTACACCTGCGGCAAGGATATGAGCAACGCCAAGACAACGGCTGATGCCGGTCACTACATACCCCAAAGCAAAGGCAATATACTCCGGTTTGACAGAAGGAACGTACACTGCCAATGCACAGCTTGTAACCGATACCTGCACGGAAATTTAAGCACATACGCTTTGAAGCTCGAAGCTCAATACGGACATGGGATATTACAGAAATTTGAAGATATAAAAAACCAGCAGAAAAAATTCACAAGAGAAGAACTTGAAGCAATGATTGTTGATTATAAGCAAAGACTACAATCTATATTAGAGGAAATGAAATGCCTAAAACCTATTACACAGTAGAGATATTCTTGATTAACGAGGATATGCCAAATGGAAATTGGTGTGTTTCCAGCCGCCACAAGAACGAAGAAAATGCTCGCATAAACCTTGATATTATTACTAAAAGCCGCAAATGCGAAGGTAGAATAATATTTGGTGGGCAGATAATTGAAAAAAAATAAAAGAATTTACTTGACAAACATATACTGCTAGGTATATACTAACACTAAAGGAGCAATAAATGACTTTAAAAATTCTTAAATGCAAGAGGTGTGAACATGAATGGGCAAGCAAAGATGCAAGAAGTGTTAGAGTGTGTCCCAAGTGTAAAAGTCCCTACTGGGACAGAAGTAAAACCACTTCACAAAAACTCACTAAAGGGGCTTAAAATTGGATGGGAAAGAAGTTCTGCTCAAAAACTACCACCAAAACCATGCCTTCTATGCGGTAAAGATGTTTTTTATAAAAGAGCAAATGCCGATACGAGAAAATTTTGCTCACGGCAATGTAAAAACATATTTCAAACAGGGAAAAACTTAATCAGAAAAATACCAAGAACTGGTAAAACAATAATTTGTACGGTTTGTGGTAAAGAATTTTATAAATATACAAGTGAAATTGAACAGAGAAAAAGAAGGGGATGTGAAATATTATACTGCTCTATTGAATGCAGAATAAAAGGTGGATATACACGAGCAAGAGGCGAAGAATGTTCATGGTGGAAAGGTGGTATTCAAAAAGATAGAAAGGGATATTTACGGGAGAGAGTATATACCGACCATCCATATAAACAAGTAGGGGGTCATGTAATGCAACATCGGCTAGTTATGGAAAAACATATAGGTAGATTCCTTTTGCCAACCGAATCTGTTCATCACAAAAATGGAATAAAAGATGACAATAGAATAGAAAATTTAGAGCTAATAGCAACATCACCGCACATTGGTAAGGTTCATTGTCCACATTGTAACAAAGAATTTACAATAAGATAAGGAGAAAATTATGACAGAAGAACACGCAAAGGAAAGTGGTCATTTTTACACGAAGGATGGAAAAGCGGCATATACCTACTTGAACAAAAAAGGTGAAACAAAGAACACAACATTGCGACAAGCTAGAACCATGAATTTAGTTCCAAGCGTAACTCATATCATTGCTTGTGCGGCTCGACCTGGTCTCCAGAGATGGCTCCAAGAGCAAGTCCTATTATCTGCTTTAACCAGCACCCGCAAAGATGATGAAAGTGAACAAGACTACATCAACCGGATAATTCTGGAAGCTGGTGAGCAAAGCAAGAAAGCCCGTGAAACCGGAACTGCTATTCATAGCTGGGTACAGGGTGGGTTTGAACGTGAGCAAATTCACAGTGACGGTGTAAGATACTTTGAGTCTGCCAGAGATACTATCTTGAAAGAATGTGGTGAGCAAAAGTGGGTCTGTGAGGAGTCTTTCGCATGGTACGGATACGGCGGGAAAGTTGACATTCATTGTGATGATTTCTTGTTGGATTTTAAAACTACTTCAAAGCCACTTGACGGAATTAAGATGTGGGACGAACACTACCAGCAACTCGCAGCTTACAAGGCTGGTATCGGACTTGATGACGGAACTAGGTGCGGAATCTGTTGGATAAATACGGATACCGCAGAAAGCAAAATAACGTGGGCAGAACCAAAAGACTTGGATAAAGGCTGGAATTGCTTTAAGCACCTGAAAGCTTATTGGTATAGCAAAACTCAATTAGGGGAGGAATAAATTATGACAGACAAGAAAACGGGATTAGAATTATTACGAGAGCCGTTTCCGTTAAACCAGATAAGCAAACTACCAAAAGGAACAAAAGCACAGAATGACTGCCCGCCTAATGAAAAGAAGAAATGCGCCATTTGCGGTGGCTACCATCACCCGCAGGTTATTCACCTTGACTATGTTGGTCACGCCGCTTTAACAGACAGACTTCTTGATGCTGACCCTTTATGGACATGGGATCCGCTTGCACTTAAAGACGGACTTCCCGCTTTTGACCAGACTGGTGGCCTGTGGATTAAATTAACTGTTTGTGGACATACAAGAATTGGATATGGACACGCTGCCGCTTCAAACTTCAAAGATATTGGAAGCCGTGAAAAAGAAGTTATCGGCGATGCTTTGAGGAACGCTGCAATGAGATTCGGGGCTGCTTTAGATTTGTGGCATAAGGGTGAGCTTCATATAAACGAAGAAGAAAAAACGCCTGTAGCACCAATTAAACACGAAATAAAGCCAAAAGAAGCTAATGTCCCAATACACGAACCCACAACGACTAAACTGGTTGAAACTATAAAAGAGCAAGTACCTAGTGCTAAAGTATTTGAAGCTATTGCGGCGGCAACTAAGCCAACTGAAAGCGAATTTATCACAGTTCCGCAACAGAAACGTCTTTTTGCACTTGCGGCTCTTTCAAAGATATAACCTTTACAAGTTAAAGAATATCTTATGAAGTATTATAAGACAGAACATTCGGCACAGATTAAAAAATCCGATTATAAGGAAATAAGTAGTATAATAGAAAGTGCTGAGAAGTTTTCACACATGATGAATCAGGAGTAATATCATGGATATAAAAAAACGTGATAAAGGAGAAACAGTAAAATGTTTTATTTGCGGTGAGTTTTTTGTAACATCAAACTGTTGGAAACAAGATTATTGTGAAAAGCATGACGACAATAATGGTTACCATTGTACTTCCCGTAAAGATTGGGGAAATATTATGGAATTAAAAGAAAGGGGATATATAGAATGAAGAAACCTGGTACAGGTAGCACAGTATTCTCAATTTCTATGACGAATTGCCTTCTCAAGAAGGTACAGGCAGCGGCAGATAAGCTGAAAATCACAAGAAATAAGTTCATCGTAAACCTCATAAAGAAGGAGGTAATCAAGTGAAGAAATTGATGATCTGGTTATTACGAAGAATGAGTTGGGAAGATATAAGGTTTGTAATAGATGAAGTGCTTGACGGTACTGGTTGTCACATCCACCGCAATCCACCTAAAGGGAGGGCAAAATGAGCAGACCATTTGGGCAGACGTATAGACTAAGTTTCCTTCATCCCGGCAAGGTGAAGTGTTGCCATTGCCGCGAGTTTAAAGATAAATCAGAGTTCTATCCCGACAAGCATACAACTCTTGGCATCGGTGGTTACTGCCGGAAATGCTCGTATCTGGTTCAGAAAGTCGAACCTTCTGTTTGCGAGAGGCCGAAGAAGTTAGAGACAATAGACCGAAATACACTAAAGGGGTTTATTCGTTACTTCTCACAACGTCCTTATATTTTCTACACGACATTTCACCGGCCATATAGTATTGAGGTAGCCAAAGAAGAATTTACCAAACGCAAGAAACTAAAACTTGACGTATCTAATTATAACTTTGGTTACGCCCCAGGGTGCAGTCAGCGATCTGCATATGCACCACATGCTTAATTCCCTGTTAGAGCCACAGGACAACAACAGGCTCGGTCGTAAGAGGGTAGCCAAGAGTGGTCGGGATACTGATCTTGGCGCAGACAATAATAGCAGGTGGGGTTGTACCCTGACAATGTTCTCCATGTGAGTAGTTGTTGCAGACAAACTGCCCTGCTTTAAAAGGAGAGAGGAATGAAACTAAAAATAGGTAGATATATTTATACAATCAGTAGAAACGGTACGCCAGATAATACCTTATGGGACGCTGGCTATACAGTTTGTTTATATGCGAAAATCTTTTGTTTTTATATTCTCAGATATTGGAAACTGGAGGCTGACAATGGACAAAATAACTAATGAGGAATTGGTTGATGAATTTATTCAAGGTGTAACTTATAGTAATCCGGATTGTATGGAAATGAAACATGAACTCCTTTCCCGCCTCGCAAGAGTGCAGGAGTTGGAAGCCGAAGTGGAGAGCTGGAAAGACACAGCAGTACTTGAAGCAGACGGGCTTGAAAGCTGGAAGAAAGCTTATGAGAAGTTAGAGCAGCAGCTCGACCGCTTGAAGAAGGAGAACGAGGAATTTCTCGGTGTGTTAGATATAAATAACGACTTGCGAATAGATATAGCTACTCTTCAACAAGAGAACGCCGCACTAAAAGACTCCACGCACCACCAGTTTAAGAACTGCGGCGATGCCCATGTTAAGATTGTGGAGTTAATTGCTGAGGTTGAACGGTTAAAAGAACAAGTAGATTATGAACGCAACAAAGCCGGACACCTTGAATGGGTAAAAGGCCAACGAGCCGTTGAGAAGCTGGAGAGGATAAGGGTATTAGTTTTATGGCTAACAGAAGATACCGAACCACCTTATAGAGTAATGCCAAATGAGTTGATAATTGATAAAATTAGGAATATTCTCGCAGAGGAGGGATAGGGGATGAGTGATAATTATGTGGCTTACTGTCGGTATAAAAAATCAGTATTTGATAGTCTTATTATAGAAACTTGTAACCAAGACGATTACGGTGCGTTCAAGGTATACAGAGAAGCAGATGAACTACTCAAGGCAGCGGTAGAATTTATGAGAGGCTAAATGAGACAAATACTTGATTGGTTTATCTTGATTATGTCAGCAGGGGTAGTAGCTTATATCTTGATACTACTGTCTGATCCCTTTATGGGGTGGGTGGTAAATACTTTTGTTCGGAGGTAAAAATGAGGCGCAAAACTAAATCTTTAATTAACTTATTTTTAATGCTTGGAGTATTGGTAGGAGCTACTTTCTTTGGATTATTCGTGGCTAATCGTCTGTTGTGGTTGATAACTAAATAGACATAATGCGGCATTTTCCCCTGATTGGCTCCGAGATCGCTTTAAGAAGTCAATCATAACTAGGCTAGGTTCATCTTGCGAGATGGGTACTTATAATCCGAGCTGTTAAGCCAGCTCAAGCGGTGTATAGGTGGTTGGACAGAACCATCTTGGGGAGTCGCCTAAACTCCCCAACCGCTTCCTTTCACTTTGTAACATCAGGTCTGGGTTGTCAGCCGCAAGACAGCGCCCACATTTTATGTCCGGTGTACTTTCTTCTTCTTCCCGAAGGCGATTAAGCAGAAGTAGGTTAAGGCTCAATCCTTTAGAAACGACAAAAGCCACACTCAAGTTAATGAATGTGGCTATTGTTGTGAAAAGCAAGTAAGATAGGTTGGTTAGACCCATCGGGAGAACAATATTCTGTTGTGTTAGTGAGGTAACCAGCCTCATAAATCCTCCTAATTACTTGCTTGTCTTTAAAATAAATCTTATTTATATTTTTGTCAAGATGTTTTTATTCTTCCCAACGTTGGGCTAAAGCTAACAGCTATTTATGCGCTCCCCCAAACCAGAAGTCGAAAACCGTGCTGTATTTAGCAAGGAATATTCCTGTCATGTTGCCGATTAAGGTTGCGGAAACTGCATCAAGTAACTTGGCTATTGCCAGATAGGTAGTAATACAGAAAACCCCAACGGCTACAATAATCCCCAGCCACGACATCACTGTTAAATTGATATTCCGCTTGCCTGTTGCTTGGGTTTCTTTAACCATTGCATCTCTGGCGCTTTGGACATCGGCAAGTTGTGCCTGTAATTCCTTTATGTCTTGTTCTCTGGAAGCTAGCTGAAAGGCTTGTTCTGCCTGAACCAACTTAATAGGGTCAGCCGCTTGTGCCGCCGCTAAAATAGTTTCATGCGTGGCTTCTTCTGGTAATCCAAAGGTCTTTGCCAAAGCTCCTAGAGCTGCTACTGCCGCTGCCGCTGGTGCGCCCACACCTGTTGCCGCAAGTATCCCTGCTATCCCTGGGGCATACGAACCCACATAACCTGCTATCTTCTGAAAAATATTTTCTTCACTCATACATAACCTCCATATATTATCTTTTCCAGTTTGTCTATTTTATCCCTGTTTACGTTGTGCAGATTCCGCAAGGACTTTATTTCAAAGATTGTCTCCATCCAGTATTTGTACCAAGCGTAATACAAGTCAAACATAATTATACCTTAAAAACATGGATTCTATCAGGAACTTGGAGTAGGTCCCAATGCACCCAATTAACATTCCCTTCAAGCCGCATTATCCGCTTTAGTTTAGGATTATCCTTATTCTTTAAAATGAATTGTCGGGCATCCTCGGCAGAATATCCCTTAATGTCGCAGTCAAAAGCATTGCCCTTGGCGTGTTGGGAGTTGGGGGATCCGAGTTCCTTTGCTTTTTCGGGTGTGCGATAACCTCTCCATTGAAACTCCCCACCGGAGTGCCAAGTGTTTATAACGATAGAGACCCCGAAGAAGTCCCTCAAGTCATCGAGGGCTTGGAGTGCTTCTGGATTAAACAACGATAGTGCTGTTTCGCCTTTCTCTTTAAAGGTTTTCTCGTCAACGAGTTCATATGCCTTGAAGTATTTCACTATTTCCCCCTAAAAAATCTGGTTAAGTCAAGTTGGTGTATCAATACCATCGCCCCAAATACAGATAGAATAAGCCAGAAGATTGCCTTCGGAAGATTGTTCCTTGCGGAGTTCATCCAATCTCTAAACCATTGAAAATCTTTTAGTTCCTTTACTTGCTCTTCCATTTTTACCATACTAGCCCTAACATCTGCCACTACTGTGTCGTAATATTTAATAGTCGCGTCTCTTTGTTCGTTCATCTTTTTAATGTCACAGGCAAGGTCTTTTATGTCTCTATCGGCCTTGTTAAAGCCGCTTTCCATCTTGACAGCCATAGTGGCAATGGCAATTTTTATTTCAGTGAGGATATCCTTTGCTTCGTTGTGCTTGTCGTAGAGGTCTGTTATTGACCCCCCATGCTCTTTTAGTTTTTCACAGTTTCCTTCGTGAGCGCCGCAGTGATTGTTTCCCATTGTTTCTCCCATGACCGTATCCTCAAGTTATTTTAACTTCGCTCGTTCTATTTTTGCTTCTTCTTCGCATCTCTTTATATACTGCGTATCCCCTGCCCTTATAGCTCGGATGGACTTCTTGTCTATCTCATCTAGTTTGGCAAGGATAGGTCTGTTCCATTCAACAATAGGGTCTTTCTGTGCTTCCTGTATAGCCACCCATTCCTCGTCAGTTACCCACTTGACTTCAATATCTTCTTCTTTATATCCAGCACTAAGGGCGTTCTGTTTGAGGGTGTTGAGGCGCATTTCCATGAGATTTGGATTATCGTCTCCACCACTCTGCATCTCTATTAACTTGCCGTCTTTTGTTAAGCATACTCGATTCATATGTTTCTCCTATCTAACTGCTATGTATTGTATTGTCGCCGTTCCTGTTGGACTACCACTCTTTGTCCAACCTATAGTAAATCCGTCTGCATCATCAGAGTTAATAACTGCCGCCTGGGAATCTCCAGAAGTCGGGCTATAAATTACAAAAACATTTATATCATTATGATAGTAATATCCTGTTGTTCCCGCAGCAGCAATTCCAGATCCAGTTGTTCCTATAGCAAAGCCCCATGCAGCAGCATAAGTTCCGCTTATCGCCGCTATAAAAATAATCATTCTTGGCTTAAACCCAACCCCCGTAATGGCTTGCGTTGTGGAAGAGTCGGTCATTGTTTTTGTAAATGTTCCAATTTTGTATCCGTCAGCCCACTCCGGCGCAGTTCCCGCAGCGTTCATAAACATTTTGAGATTGGCTGCACCTTTGGCAAGCCTGGTCAAAACTCCCAATGCCCTATAATACATATCGCCATCAGCGTCCGACCCTATGGCAAGGTTTGACCCTGTTTTTAACATCTGAAGTTGCATCTGGTCATACACAGCGTTCTGACTAGGAGCCACACTTGTAACTCCATCCCATCCAGAACCATACGCCCCATCGCTTACACTAGCCCCTGATACACTTGGGTTAAGTAATTCCCATCTCGTATGTGCTGAATTATATTCAATAATACAAACCGCATTGGCAGCAGGAATATCGCCAGCGGCTAAAGCAGAACCGCCTTTTTTGGTTATGGTATGCGCCGTTAATGAATTTGGCGAGAATGTCGGGGTTGTCGTGGTATTTGCCCCTGCCGCAACAAAAAAAAGAATCATCTGATCAGGAGTCGTGGTAATAACAGGTGTGTAAATAGCCGTTATTGTGTCTGTACCAGAGGCCGTGGCGCAATTAGGCACTATATACGGATTAGACAAGCTGTCAGCCACTAATGCACTGCCTGTAGGTGAAGCAAATACTTGCATTTATTTTGCCTTTAATTTCTTGCAAATTATGTATGTCGGTTTCGGAATAATCATTTTAATCGGATTAACCGCTTCTCCCATTTGCCAATCATGACCTTCCGGCAATCCCACAGTGACCTCCTCCGATGGCCATAAACCAATAGATGTCTCGTCAATCTCATAGTCTTCATTAATAACCTGCAATAATGACTTGCCGGATATTACTCTTGCTTTCATTTCGGCTAATTCAGTGTCAGAAGGCGTTATACAGACAATTTCTTTTGTGTTGTCATATTGTGGGAACGGGTGAGCAATATTAACCGGATCGCCTCCATTGCCGAAGCACGGGTGGTCAGATGACGAGAATGTTGCTAATACCTTTTTGGTCGATTTGTCCCTGAGAATAAAAATCCAGTAAACCTCGCCGGAAGACGTTACATAGCGTTGTTTCGCATAAAAATATGTTCCTTCCATTGGTGCACTCAGATAGATATTAGTTGTATAAGATGTGGGTATCAGCGATACCATACCAGCAATTCGAGCATCAACTAATTGAGGATAAGAAGTTTTAATTTGTGGGTAGAAGCCATACTCACCGCCGGGCAATGTTAATTCTGCATCACTGATGGTAGATACCTCTCCATAACTTGTTTTTAAAACTGATTGTGAAACGGAACTAGCCGGGGGATTTGTGCTGATTCCGGTTAAAAGACTGCCATTAACGGCAGGAAGTTGCGCCGAACCGTTAAGCTGAACAACATTGCCTGAAGATGAACCAGCTATTAAATAAGCCGCTGACCCTAATGTTCCACCGGCTCCGATGGCAAGAGTGCTTCCCTCCGTTGCCGTCAAGGTCATGCTGTTAGAAACGGATAATGTCTTTCCGGCAGTTACCGAAAGCCCTGTTACTGTAGCGGAATTCCCGCTAATATTCGTCTGGTCTCCGGTGTTTGTGCCGCTTACACTGACTGCCCCTGCTCCGATTGTCAAAGCAGAAGTATTTGCAACATTCCCTTTTAACGTAACTGCGCCTGTATTAACGGTTAATGCTGTGGTCAATGTGGCATTTGTTACTGTTCCGGCATTACCTGTTACGCTTGTCTGGTCACCGGAGTTAGTTCCTGTTAATCCCAAATCAGCCTTTAGTGTTGCCAATGAGTTGACTTCCGGCACACCAGCACTTGCGGTTTTTCTGTAGATAAGGCTTGCCGTTGCCATATCGTCCATTTTAGCTAATGTAACGGCTTTATTCGCTATTGTTAGCGAAGTCGCGCCCGTGACATCACCAGTATGTGTTGCGTTGGTTACAAGCCCGCTGTATTGAGAATTAGTAGCATTATCTCCGGTATTCGTGCCGGAAACAGAAGCATCGAGGGGGACGGTCAAGGTTTTGCTGGTAGTACCTCCTGCAATCGTAAAACCGACAGATTGCGCGGTTTCGGTCAATCCATTAATGGTCGTAAAAGCACCCGTTGACGGTGTGTTTCCACCTATCGGTCCCGGTGAAGCAAGATTTACGGAGTTAGCAAAGATATTCCAGTATGCCCCTACGGTTGCCTGATCGCCTGCTGGTGTGTTATTGGTGTTACACACTATCTGGTCACCGACTGAAACGGAAGTACCGGAAGCGCCGCCGACCTTACCAGCCGAACTGCACTTATAAACGTCTCCCGAATTACCAGCCGGATAATTAGGATTGCCAACGCAAGCGATTGCGCCTTTGTATGTAATTGCGTCAATAGAGGGTTTATTGGAGATTGAAGTCGGACCTGTAGTTGCTGACCAATCAATATACTGGCTTGCTAATGCATTGGCGATTGTTGCCGTAGTTGCCGTAGTTGCCGATTGTGCTGTGGTTGCCGTTGCCGCATTTCCTGTTATATTGGAATCAGTATAAGCAATGGTTTTCCGGTTTGAGCCTGTTGTGCGTGTAAAATACAGGGAATCGCCGTTAAATTCCATTGCGCCCGTCTCGGGAATTGCAAGTAAGGTTCCCGAGGCGAGTTTTATGGGTGCAGTTCCAGCCGTTGCAGTTCCGGCAGCGCAAGAAATGGTCTTGTTGGTCAATGTCTGTGTATCTGTTGTCCCAACAATAGTGCCGGAAGGTTTGGTGAGTGACGAATCCCACGATGCACCATTGGATACGGGAATCCCACCCGCAGGGTAAACCTGATGGGCTAAGTTTGTAAGGTTAGAACCGTCAACAGCTGGTAATTTTGCACTTCCGTCAAGCTGGACAAGATTATATGCGGAAGTTCCGGTTGCAATAAAAGCCGAATTTTGCAGTGTACCACCAGCACCGATGTTAAGTGTTGAGCTGTCAGTTCCCGCAAGTGTGATAGTGTTATCAACCGAAAGAACTTTCCCCGATGTAATCACTATCTCGGCTGTTGTCGGGACATTATTGAAGTTATCGTCCAGCCACGATAATGGAAAACTGCCGGATGCCGTGCCGAAAACATGCTGTGTCATTATTATTCTCCTAAACTATTAATATGGTTTTCGTAATCTTCCCATCTAACACCAAGTTTTTCCGCAAATATCATTTCAAAGACCGTAGCTATCTGATGTTGTTTATAATAGGGTGCGTCTTTCTGATCTCCCGGCTCTCCGTCTTTTCCCGACTCCTCAAAAGCCTTATCGAAAGCAGCAATATCTTCTTCCTTGATACCTTCTTTCCAGCAAATATAGGCTTCGATAAACTCATGTAAAAACACCAGTGCTTGGTAGTCGCTGGGCATTTCGGCAATGATGAATCTGAACAGGTCAACGCCGGGATGATAAATATAGTCCCCAACATAATTATTCCGCATTTTATTGTATGGTTTACTTGTCTGGTAAATTTCCATTACATCTCCAATCCGAATTGATGACCGTCTTTAACCATTTCTTCGGCTTCTTCTAGCCTTATATGGTGATACTCTAAATCAAGGCAGATGACCTGTTCAGCGCATTCATTAACCCTTGCAACGGCTTCTTTTAAAGTATTGCCCTGTGCCGCCACAGCCCCGAAAAAGCCGGACGATTCGTTAGGGACACAATAGTAATTGCCTTTGTGCTTATAAGAGTGCCTCAACTTAATATTGTTTTTAATCTCTTTGGGAAAATCTACACAAACTTCCTGTTCTTCATTCCACGATGAAGTCAGTATAAGCATTGCTCCGTATTCGTCTTTGTATTCCATCTTCGGCATATCGCCATTAGCAACATCAAAAACATCCTGGGCAAATGATGTATAGCTTTCGCAAATACCCTCACCAGGCGGAGAACCGAAACGTGCGGTTAAGTCGGTGAACCGAACTGCACCGGATTCGTTAATTCTTGCCTCTGTGGAATAAGCCCCTCTGTACCCTCTCTTTTTAAATTCAGGTGACATCTTGTCATTGATATTTTTCAAAACATCGGGGCAATCTTCGACTATCCGGTAAATGTACCACTGATCTTTTTTCTCGTATCCGATAGTTCCTGTTTTACTGAATCTCCCGTCTATGTTGTAGCCGTCCCACCCGCTTTCAACGAGTGCCTTAAATGAGTTTTGAATTAATAATTCGACTGTATCAGCGCCTTTTTGCCCCAATTTATTCCGCATGAAAGTGAGCCACGGCATAAAGGTCTTCATGTTGTGATAATGCTTTGTGTCGAAATCTCCCCTATTGTAAGATGCTTTAATCCATTTGTCTGTTTTGCCAGTGAGATATTCAATAGCATCATCCAGACCCTCGCTGATGTAAGTCTTGATTATCGGCAATTCTACCCTCTGCAATGTATCAAGGAACAGTTTGCGATTAATCTCTATCTCAGTGGATAAGCCGGACCCGAAAGCCCGTCTGTTTTCTTCCCACATTCTATTGCATATCTCGCCGTCATACTCGCCGGGGAATATAATTAAATCAGCTTTATCTTTGTACTGTTCAAAGTCATCCACCTTTTCAACGCCGTCTAAACCTGAACCGATTTGATCGTCTCTGTTTTTTGGTTGCCGTCCTAAAATGGGCGTGTAATGCCAGACCTTAGCCGCCTTTTCAGCCATTGCCTCAGCGATATAGGCGTGATCTCCACGGTCAACTAGCAATACTTTTTGATGGTCAATTCCCATTATTCCTCACCGTATATCTTTTGCTTGTCCGACTGCGTAGCTTCAACTGCGGCGGCTTTGGAAACTTGAGGGATAACACCTCCGATTGACGGTTTTTGTCTTGCGTCCCTAATTGCCATTGCCAACTTGGATTTTATATAAGGATGATCTATAAGCAACGTCCCCACATATTTTTTAAGAGAGACACCACCACTTAATACAGCGGGAATTAATTTTATGAGATTTGTGTTTTTAATCCTGCCAACTGCTCTCTCCAAAACCTTGTTGACCTCTAACAATGCTCCTTCTTCTTTATTCAATGCCGATAATTCAGGGAATTGGTCAACCAAACCCTCTCTAAAGGCCGATGCCATTTTCGCCCTGACCTCGCCCCATTCTTCCGGCTTCGCAACTCCGTACCTTTGGAATTTTTCATAAAAACCCTTTAACTCTTTGTGAACGTCTTTCTTGAAAGCTTGCGCTTCTTCCGCCATTATTATTTTTGGTCTTTGAGAAAATTCATCGATTACTTTTTGC